CCTGAAATTGTGCAATCTGCAACAAAATAAGTTTTAGTATTGCAGTTTCTCATTGTATGGTAATTTTTTTTACCATAGTTTTTTTGCATTGATGTTCTTTCAATGGTTAAACCATATCCTCGACCGGTCAAACCTTTTTGACCTTTCTTGATATTCTTGTTGAAAGTGCTTTGTTTTCTAATCTAAGTACCCTCATTTCCTCAAGTAGTTCATCACGTTCAAGAAATAAATGTAGACATTTTTTTTGAAGTTGATCATTCAATAAAGTCATGCTTCAATTATTTCCTTACACTTTGGACAATGATCAAAGATGTCTAGACTTTTAGATATAATCACGCCGCAAGCTCCACAGAAATTATTTGTAACTTCGTGGGTTCTAATCTTTAATCGTGCCATGTCTCTAAATCCTCAATTCCGCATTGAACTAGTATGGTTTCCATCAGTTTTTTTGTTTCTGGATCGTTGTGCATAGTGTCAAAACATGCAGCGCAATATCTTATCTGTCGTAATACGCATACATAGCAACTTCTAGTACACCGATCGCATTTGTTTTTTTCGAAAATCATGTTATTATCATATCATATCCATCTTTCTATATAACCATACGGGATTTTGTAACAAAAAAAGTAACACTTTTTTAATTCGGGATTACTTCGTAATCATAGATCGGATACTGGAGTATCCTCTCTAGTGGATTTTGTAATAAAAAAAGTTCTTTTCTAATCCCCTCGATTTCCTATCCAGTCATAATTATTTTGTCAGGAAATCAAGGTGTGTGTGTCTCTATATAGAACAAGTAAAAAACAAGTAAAAACTAAGGAAATATATAGTTAATGTGGTATCTATATAGTGATGTTTGAGTATATTATATTAATTTCGGTAGTAGCTGCGGGCGTTTCTGGCATAATTATAACTAGAAACGTGTTTGGCAGTAATGAAATACATGGAAAGCTTAAGAATAGATATCTAGAATACATTAATTCGTTGGAAGTTGATCTAAAAAGAACTAATGGTAAACTTAATCAATTAAAGAAAGGTGTAACATTAACCAAAGATGAAATAGATGATGATAATCCACTTGGATCAATATCCGCATTGATTTCTCAATTTGCGCCAATGCTGCCAAAGTCAGTAAGACCTTTCCTTAGTGATCCAAAACTAATGAAGTATGCTGAAAAAATGCTAGCTGAAAATCCAGATCAAATTAAAGAAATAATTGGAAAGTTTGTTAAAACTGGGAAAGATGGAAAGAAAGAGATACCAGCTGACTTTAGCGAATCGGTATAATGATCAGCTTTGTACAGCTTGCGTTTTAGGGTTTGGTATAATATGGAATGGAATAACATACAAACTTGATAAGTGCTTATTTTGCAGCAATCCGTTAACAAGTGATAAATAAAACAACGTATATCGTACTATATGGTATCGTTATCAAACTGGGCTACTTTAGCCCTAATTGGTGGGGGTATCTTAGCTTTTTACAAACTTGGCGGGGCTTCTGGAATTGGTTCTAGACTTGGCGGCGGTTTTTCTACTTTGTTTGATTCTTTTTCTAAATCTTTAGGTTTTCCATTAATAACAACAGCAGCAAAAACTTATGATCCTTATCCTGATTGGCTTGCAAGTTATGGTGTAGGTGATGGGGTTTTAGATGTTGTAAAAAAAGATGATAAATATTGCGTGGGCGGTTTTTGTTTTGATGAAGATCCAAACTTAGCAGCTACTCCACCTAGTCCGATAGATTCACCTGATGGAGCTACAACAACAAATACAGGTGGTTTTATTCAAACAGTACAAAATGAAAATATACAATTACCCGCTTATGTTGGTTCATTAGATTATATTTTCAGCGGAAATTCCGCAAGTGATTCATCAAGTTTAGCTAGTGGTTGGGATTCGTCAAGTTTGACAGGTGTTAACATTACAGGAAGTTATACAAGCTCTAGCAGCGGCGGCGGCGGAAGATCTGGCGGTTCAAGTGGCGGCGGAACAAGTGGCGGCGGTTCAAGTGGCGGTTCAAGTTCAGGAAGTGGAAGCGGTGGAAGTTCTGGCGGTTCATCTGGCGGTGGTTCTGGCGGTGGTTCATCTGGAGGTGGTTCATCTGGCGGTGGTTCATCTGGCGGTGGTTCATCTGGCGGCGGTTCTGGCGGTAGTTCTGGATCTAGCGGTGGAAGTTCTGGCGGCGGTGGCACAGGTGGCGGCACAGGTTCAAGGGGCGGTCAAGGGGCGGGAAGAAGTTCCTCAAGAGGTCGTTAATTATGAAGAAAGGATCTAAAGCCGCTAAATTGTGGGGTAAAAAAATGAAATTATTACGAAGTAAAGCTAAACGAAAATCGAACGCGGCCTCAACGAAATCAGTTAAAAAAAGAATGGTCCAAAAGCGGAAATCGACAACAACAAGACGAAAAACAACAAAGATAAATAAAACTAAAACAAAAAGAAAAACAATGGTTTCAAGACGTAAAAGATATTCAAGACGTGCTAGATCAAGCGGTTTGAAAATCGGTTCTAGTTTGAAAACAGGAATTATAGGCGAAGTCGTTAAGGGAATCGGCGCAGGTTCATTAGTTGGTACGGTCATGGGAAGGGTAATGCCTAACAGTCCAATAACACCTATTGCTTCAACCGGCGCTGCATTTTTAGCGGGCGGGGTTACAGGTGGAATTGCACAAGTGATTTTATCAGGTGGCTTAGCTAATCTTGGCGGTTTGTTTGGTGGCGGGGTATCAGCTCCGCAACAGGAATTTGGTGTCTAATCATGGCATTTCCAATTCAAAGAACTTACCAATTTACAGGAGCAGCTCCAGCATTAAACACAACCGTGTTTATGAATGACTTGCAAACTTTGCAAAATAATTTCTTGGTTCTAACTAGCAATCAAATTCAGGATTTAGTCTCAAATCCCCCTTTGGCAGCAACTCAGTTGTATGAATTCAACCTTGTGAAAAATGGAAATTCAACAGCTGTTCGTACTTTCAGTTCTGCAATCAACCCAAATACTTCTGGGCGTGTCAGCATTGGAAACGTAAATATGAGTTCTGGAAATTACCAATGGAGTGTAAAGCAAACGGCGGGCGCTTTGGCAAATCCTCAAATTCTAGTACGTTATGCAAGCCCCTTAAACTAGGGAGTGCTATAACGTGCCTTTTTCTTCTAATCAATTATCAATAAGTGAAGTACCGCTTCTATATCCAATTCGCATAATATGTGCAGCGGGTGTAACAACTGGAATTTCATTTCCTGATCAATTTTTGGGTAGAGCAATTAGTTTAAAAATTTCCAACAATGATTCAGCCAACGCCGCTAGCTATGATTACAATTTGAATAATCAATTTCAAAACTTAGCAGCTTCTAACTTTTCAACTTTAGATGGTACTGTTGTAAACTATCTTACAATAACAGCGGGCGCAGCGGGTACAACATTAGTTGAAGCCCAGATTTTACCATTGATAAAAGATGAGCCTGAAATCGAGGTACAAGTATGAGCTTTGGCGGTGGGGGTTCAGGTGGATCATCAACGGTCGCTGCACATACACATAACAGTACCTTATCAGGTGATGGGGGGGCTTTATCATCCACATTAACCCAATTAGATAGTTCTAAGCTTTATACTAGAATTATAATAGGAGCATAAAATGAAAGTAAATAATACTATTCAAAACAATAGATGGAAATCAATAAAATGTAATTGTAATCATGATAGTGTAGAAACTGAATATCCTATCGCTGACTGTTTGCATTGTAAGTTTCAAGAATGTGAAAATTCAATACCTAAAGAAAACTTCAAAGTTAACGAACTCGTTTTAGATAAAGATGGAAAACCTACTGATGAAATAAAAGTTAGAATAATTAAAGAAATTACCTTAGTTCATGGTGATAAATATCAAGATGTTATAGGGTGGACTTTCTAAAATGGTAGCAGGTGATGTAGTTGTCGGATTTGGTTTATTAGCTACAACAACATTTTTTCAACCGGCAGTAGGAGTAGAAGTAGTAATTACGACATATTGGAATAATGCCCCTTGTAGATTGTATAATGGTGTTAATTATTCTCATCAACTTTCTCCATCAGCAGTGGGAGGAGGAAATCAAGTATTCGTTACTAATTCAATATATTTTAGATTAGATCCCGTTGCTGCAGAATATAACGCGTATTCAGGAGTACAAACTAAATAACGGTGGTGATTTGATGGAAAGCGAATTATCAACATTAGGCGTATTACTTGCAGCTATTATCGTGCCAATTAGTACAATAGCCATGCTAAAAGTGCATAATGCTAACAAGTAATCATGTTGGAAATATTATATCTGTTGTTACCTTTACAGATCCTAATACTTGGATTTTTATTTAAGCAACAGCAACAGATAGGTAAGCTTTGTGGCTACATTACGAGGCGTAAAACACCCGATAATTATGCCGCAGAGCCTCACGATTTAGAAGATAAATAAAAAAAAGGTATGGTTAGTATGGTATTTACCATACTATACATACTATAAACACCAATGTTTACCACAAACACGACAAACTGCCATGCCTGAAATTGTGCAATCTGCAACAAAATAAGTTTTAGTATTGCAGTTTCTCATTGTATGGTAATTTTTTTTACCATAGTTTTTTTGCATT